GTACCGACTTGTGCTAGCATACCTTTACCTAGGAACCTAGAATTTCCTCGTACTTTTTGAAAGGCCAAATTCGTTCGCTTTACAAGTTACTACCACCAGATCAACAGTTATTTTTGACAGCAATTTTAATGAAGCATACTGTGGTGGTCCATTTTGATGAGGACAAACTTGTTGTTCCCGTCGAATTTAAACGCAAAGCCGTTCTCAATCTCGACACTTCTCGGCCTACTATATCGCGTCGGGAAAAATTTGGTTTCAGAACGAAAAGGAAGAAAAGTCGTGCTTACGCTTCTAGTGATCCAGCCAATTTGCCAATTGATGCCAAAGACAAACAGAAATTGGAAAAGAAGGATAAGGTAGTCAAGGTCTATGAATACATCCCGGAAGAATCATTTGTCATTGACGTCCCGTTCAATTCGCAACGTATGAAAGAAGACAGGGAAGGGGTAATAACCGAGGCAAAGTTTCGCGCCGTTGAATATGTCGTTAAGCAAGGAATACAGAGGGATCCTAAGACCTGTTTAGAACTTGCTTACACTGCCATGCTTTCTCGCAGCAACATAGCTCAACCAATCAACATCTCTGTTTTTACCAATTTCTCTGCTCGTTTTTCTCCGCCCCCTATTGTGAAGCCGTTCCAAATTTCTGCGGTTATGGCCATAGAACGAGATTATTTTCCTGAAACCTACTTTAGAGGTGATTGTTCAGTGTGTTCGGAAAAAGGTTACGTGAAACGTTGTTCTTGCGGTCGAAACCATTGTGCCGCCCACTTCGTTGAAAAGTTTTCTACAGTTCCTTTTGGACATTACAAGTGTCAATGCGGTTTAGAAATGTTTCTTAGTGACAAACGTCGTGGGATTACTGGCGCTGACTGGGTTTATTTGGCAGGTCATGAAGCAGCTCCATTTGCTAAGAGTATTCAGAATTGGGATCACAGTAGTTATGTTCTCACGTCTGATGAAGTTAAGTACAGGAATTACTTGTTGCATAAGTTGTCTGAAGTTGCTGTTTTCAAGATAGTTAAGCGTGCTCCTAAAAGCGTTCCTGTTTGGGATATCACTGAGCGGAATTATGGCGAGCATTATCTTCCAAGTGGTTCCGTCGGTGGCATTGAGAAAGGGGCAGGTAGGTTAACTAAAGACATGGTTTCTTGCGAGACTGCAGCTGCAGTACACAATTTCATTCAAGAATTGTACTCAAACTCTGATCAGCTGCCCGAATGTCTTGTTCTTCTTCGAAAATGGGTCAGTAACGTACTTATAGCTTCAATCAAGATTGAAACAATTTGTGGAAAGAAAACTGAAGAAGGATGGTCTACCAAGGAGAAGGCTAGGATTTTTACTATGCAAGATGTTTTCAGTTATCTTTTGCAGCGTGCTCTTACTTGTCCTCGCGGT